GTCTTCGCATCTCCACAAGTACTTGATGATGTTCCCAGTGCAAACCGCAACCAATCCTTTCTTCTTGATGGTGGCAGATTCAATGGCATCAATACATTCTATTTCGCCTTGCTTGTAGTGTGTTGGGTTGACTGCATCCATTTGACAACAAAGGTATAATAGTTTTCTTCAATCAAGATTATGTGACCGCCTCGCATATAAAGTTGGGTATTTTCAAACAACTGCGAGATGGCAACGATTTGATGTTCATCAACCATCCCGTCTTCCAAGATTTGGATGATGTCGGATTCGCCTTCAATCAAACCCATCCAGTTGTCATTCTTGGTCTCGTGTATGATTTGAACCTTGATCATATTGTCTTGTGCGTGTATGCCCGAATTACTCTGTCACCTTTCTCAGTTCTTGTTGGTAGCATATACAACCACCGACCACCGGTGAACTTTGGTGATGCACCTCTTTCAACATGCCAACCCTTTGAGCCATCTCCGTATTCTTCTTTGTAAGCTGAAGTACGAATCATTAAAATATCACGAAGCAAAACAGTTCCAACGGCTGATAAGTATTCCACCGTGTATGTCATCTCGTAATCTTCGTGAACATGTCCCATCCAAATAGCATCAGCACCTTCAACATTCACACTCATCCGGTTGTGCTGGATAGTTCCACGAGTTACAGGACCACCACCGCCAAACCCGTGCATATACTTAATGTTGTACCCAATCTTTTTGGAGTGATGGTTAAATTGATATTTCACCCAACCACCGTATCCACCAACCTGAATTGCCGTACCACCACGATAGTTCAACAAAGTAACAAAGCGTTCAATGATGTCGGTTTCTTGTCGTTTCAAAATGCTTGTCTCGTGATTGCCGTAACCTATGAACTTGATGATATGTGCGTAGGGCAAAAACCATTCAACCGCTGTATTGATGATAGCATCAAAATAGTTTGAGACATTGTGTTCAGGTCTTATGTCGGACTTGCTCTTTCTGGGATCGTATGCACCTTGCATCAAGCAGAACAAATCACCGTTGATTAACACATCATTGTTTCCTTTCAACGCTTCGTCAAGATGTTTCTTCAACAAATCTCTGTCACATTTTGGATTGTCCCAATGTAAATCCGAGATCAAAAGAACTTTGGTTTCTTCCCACGGCTTCGGGATGACAATAATGTTATTGTTTTTCATAGAGTGGTATCCAAGTGGATGTGCAATCCTATTGCCTTTTTCAGCCCTTCTGCGGAAGGTTTGAAGGTGTCAAGGTAGATTGTATCAAAGTGATTGATTGAATCAATTAGACGCATCCTTTTGATTTTCTCCTTCACTATAATCCTTTCGTGCATCTCAACATTTAGTGGTTTGATATAGCGGACTGGTTCATCATAATTGAAGAACGCCCACAACCAACTAAACAGGAACAACGCAAGTATTGTGTAAATAAGGAGTGAGGACTTGGAAGTTGATTGCATAACCAGCGAGAATATCAGTTTTTGAATCGTAGAAAGGAGATGCGTTGCCGTTGATCACAATCTCAAAATCCTCATCGTTTTGTGTGTTGTCTTCAATCAATGCGAAGATGTCGGTCATAATCTGTGCAGTATCCGAAAGAACTTCAATGGTGTTGCTCTCACTTTCAAATACTCTGTCCATCACAAGCAATGCGAAATTATAGGTTTGAAGATTCCCACCGGACTGCAAATTGAATCCATCAGGATACAACCAAACCAAAGGATAGTATTCAACATTCTCAACTGTCATATTTGACTGCTGACCAACGCCAAACTTGTGTACCATCTTATGGCTTTCGGCTGCCGTTTGAATCTTTTGAATTATTTGGTTTAGTGTCATTCTTGAGAAATTTGAGAAGTTTGGCTTCGTTGTTTTTTTGCCACTTATTTGTCCTCGTTGGGGAAGTCATAGTTCCAAAAGCAATCTTGAGATGTTGGAAGATAAATACCACCTACAAAAGCGGTGTTCTTTGGACGGATTGTATCAAATGTACTGCCGGGATTTAAGAACAAAGGATAATCATTGGTGTATGTGCGAAGATAATCCCTCAATCTGTTGGCATAGTATTCCGCTTTATCACGATAACGCCCTTCAATCATTGTCATTTCCTCAACTGATACCGCCCTTGCATTGTCACTCTCACGAGATGCAACCGATTTGTTCATCAATTTAAAGGTCATTGGAAGCATTGCTTCGGTCAATGTGTAATACTTCAAACAAGGTGCAATGTACGAATCCAAAAGGGTAGTATTCAACTGCGTTAATGTTCCAGCGAATGCCTGTACTTGCAACTCATTGTAAATGCCTGAACCAATCACATCACGGATGTAGATTTCTTGAGCTTCTTTGATTGCTGATTTCAGCAACTTGTCATCCACATTCTCATTCAAAGGTGTGTTGTCCTTGAGATAAGTGGTTGAAATGAAATATACAAAATTGGTCATCGTTTGATCCTCCTTAAAAGTTGTTGTTGCCAAATGTGACGGCATTGTGGGGTGGTGATTCCAGTTTCTTTGTTGGTGTACCATTCACCTCTTCTCTTCCATACATCGTAACCAAGTTGTGCAGACATTGCGTTAATGTCCTCACGACTATACACACGATTACTTCCTACAATTTGTCTGCAAAAATCTCTTGAACCGGGAATAAGCAAACCACCTTTGATTCCAGGTGCTAAAGCATACCCATAACGAACGACAATTTCGGTTTGCAATCTGTCTACTTCTTCAACTCCTTTCGGGGTTGTTTCCAATCCATCCTCGTATGATTTGATCAACTCCGCTTTGGCAAGTTTAGCAATGGCATCAGCGACAACCTTTGCATCAAGTTTGGTGATGTTCACAATGTCTCCAACTTGAAGACCTTTGTTCTCTTTCAACACATTCAAGATGGCAGTTTCAACGGCATCCACGAACTCAAACTTGTACGCTTCAAAGTTGTCTGCACTTTCACCATATTGTTGAAATACCTTGATGTCTCTTTCATCATCCCATCCAAAAGGATTTTGTTTTGATAGGGCAACGGGTGCAGCGGATGGCAATGAATCACCTCCGGCAATCGGTGGAAGATTTGCCAATTGGCGTTTCTCGTTGATGGTCATATTTGACAACACATTGTTTGCAACCAACGGACTCAAAGCATTGATGGCATCGTTCAAAGATGATTGTTTCACATCAGTAATCAATGGCAATCCAAGTTCCTTTCTTGCTTCTTCGTTGGTGATAACTCCAGCGGTAAACAACGCTTGATAGTCAAGACCGATTGGTGGTTTGTTTATGGTTTCTAAACGAACAGATGCGATAGGTTCAAGCAAGTACGCAAAGGTATCATCAATCTTTTGTTGACGGGGTTCAATGTATGCGTGATGAAACATCTCATAGGCTTCAATCAACTCACTACGACCACCTAATTGACCTTCCACACGAACTCCAAACAACATTGGTGAGTTGACCTTGTGTGCGACAAATATCTCTTGTTGTACGGTCTTATTCAACAAGTCAAATTGCTTGTCAAAATCCGATGGCTGAAGGTTGTTGATGACAGATTCCTTCTCTGTCGGATCGTTGTATTGGATAATTAACCCACCGGCATTGTCCGTGCCTTGATAGTTCTCTTTGAATCTACGAGCAGTTGCACGAGCTTCTTCAGGTGTGGGGATTCCTTTGAATAACTGGATGTGAGTTTGTGCCGTGAATCCGTTCTTGATGCTATTCAAATAATAGTTGGATATCTCGGTGTCAACCTCAATGTATTTCAACGCACCTACATAATCAGGCAAAGGATATTCGCCTTGTCCGGGACGGTAAAATTGGCAATAATATATTTGCTTGGATTCCCTTGTGATTGGGTTGTATGGTTGATAGTGGATTTTCTCCGCTTTGCTATCTGTCCAGTCAGCACAATAAACATATTCACCCTCAAGACCTTTGCGGATGTCTTTGAATGGGATGTGATAATACTCCGAAGGTGCAGTTTTCGCCTTGTTCCAAATTACCTCAACTGCAAAGCCATTGAACAACTCGGCATCGTATGCTACTTTTGCTTTGAGTTCCTCGTAGGTCTCGTAGGCGTTGATGCTTTTGAGTTTGTTTTGGATTTTGGCGATGTCTTCGGTGCTTTGTCCGTAAACTTCAGTACCAATTCCAGCCACATATGAAGCTTTTGCAGAAACGATTGCATTGTGTTTTGGGCTTTTGTTAAATAGTTCAATTAGAAAATCGGGATAGAGATTGTCCGCCCCAAATGTCACGAATCCTTTCGCCTTGTTTTCTTTAAAAACAGGCAGTTTGTTATCGTGAAAATTTATTCTTTGGAATATCATCTCTATCAAATAGCAATCAATCTTTTTTGTTTGAGAACTTGTCTATTGATGTAAATCCAAGACAAGCAATCACGATAAATTCCACGGCAGTCACCAACTCTGGAGAAGGTACGATATCAGCAGGGCTGAGAGAATTATGAGCCATTGTAGCAAACAAAACAAAAGCACCGATAATGCCCACGAATCGTTTTGATGACATCTCTCCTTTGTCACCC